CAAGTTCTAAATGCTTGGTTTTAATAGTTTCCGTCATTTGATTCTGAAGGGCCGTATAATTAACAAAGGTTTGATAAGCAAATTCACTAGTCAGGTAGGTACTTAGATCCACCGCTTGCCCGGCTGGTCTAGCTTCCAGCGCTTCAATTCGCTGGACTAGTGTGCTATCGTTATAAGGCTGAATAGGGTTATTCTCTAAATACCGCTTGACGGTTTCAGAAATATCCACGGGGTGAATGGTCAAGTATTCTGAAATTTCGTGTTGAATATTGACTTTTCCCAGCTCCACCACTTCAGGCGATTGATAGTTTTCAACCGACTGAATAACGTTAATTTTGGCACTTTGATCGCTCGGAAAAACATAGTCACCAGCTTCAATTTCTAGTTGATAAACTCCCACCGGTAAGATTTTTGAAATGTTAAAACTCACTTTTGAACTTTCAACCGTGGTATTAATCACTAGCTTCCCTTTTGACCCAGCTAGTTTTACTTTAGCGCTTTGGCCGTCTAAGCTTTCAATATGCTTGTTATCATAACCAAGCAATTTAAATTCAAAGACTGAACCAAAATCGCCCTGTTTGACAATTTCCCCACCTTTAGTTTGCTTCAGGTTTGTAGAATTAATTCCCATCATTCAAGCATACCCCATAGATCTGTACGGTTGCCGGCTTCATCCACGGGACCAATAGCCATATAATTCCGGTTGCCTGACTCTCCCACGTAAGAGATCCAGCGATAGCCCGCATTTGTACCCTTGGAATCATAATGAACCTTTTCCCCTGGTTGGTAAGTTGCTACGATTTCACCGGTTAAATCCGGATAACGGCGTACATTGATAGGGCTTTCACCAACTATAAAGGTAGCTTCTTCAGGGAAAAATGGCACTTCGTGACTTTCCATGACTTCCGTAACGATTTCTTTCAATTCTTCTTTTTCTAACGGTTCGCCTTTAGGGCGGAAAGCCGTAGGGTAAAGAGTTGAATAAGGGAAGGCTACAAGGTTGAAAGCACCCCCGCCGTTTGGTCCAGGGGTTCCGCCTTGGTTTTGACCAAGGAACCAGCCTTGGTTTCCGTCAATATCACTTACAAAGATAGTGACGTGAGAAACCGGGGTCCATTCATTTTCCGTAAAGATACAAACTTCCCCGCCTTCCATGCTTTCTACTTCATCAAAATAATCAAGAATACCGTTATTATAACGCTGTTCCCAAAGATCCTTCACATATCCGGAAACTAAACAGTTAGCGAAGGGAACGCCTAGCCATAAACAATATTTAGCGTAGCCGTCCCAGCATTGCCACCCAAACCATCCGTCAATATCAAAACCACGGCCCAATACTTCATCTTGAAAAAGTCTTACTTTATTCATATTTTTTACCTCAATTTTTCCAAGCGTCATTAGCCGTTTTTACCGCTGATTCGATAAATGTATTTAACTGATCATTTGTTAAATAAATATTGTGCGCTTCAAGCCCTTCAATAAGGCTTGTTTTAGCGTATTCTAGTTTATCCTTCCCGTGGATGTCTAACTTATCCGCTACTTGTTCCGTAGCCTGTACGGCGTTTCTAGCTAGGATTTCAACCACTTCAAGGGCTTTTTTACCACCACGGGTTACAAGATAATTTTTCACTGCATTAACAACAATTCCTACAAGTACTACAAGAATACTCATTGCCCCACTAGCCACAATTTCAGTAATTTGATTCATTCTATTTTTCCTCTTTAATTTCTAGGTCTAAAAACCGTTCAAATAGCACTTTAATAGCGCCATTCCCACCCAATTCAATATAACTCTCATAAAGTCGGGAAAGTTCTTCTATTTCATGCTGGTTAGTATGCCCTTTTTTAAGGGCTTTTTTTAGATTTTCCTGCAATCGAAAACGTTGCAAGCGTTGCAAACCTTTTCCGATAATGCTTAGATTCTTCTTGTTATCTTCTCCAATTTCTTCTACGTTCAAAACAGATTTTTCTAAATCGTCAATCTTATCAGAAAGATCCCTTAATTTCTGATCTGCTTCTTTGCTTGTCTTGGTACTCTTGTAAGAAAAATAACTCGGAATAATCACCACGAAAACCGGTGTCAACTTGTCGATTAAGTCCACTAGGACCATTTCAACCACCCCCTTTTTTTATTTAAAAAACCGGTTCACTATACCGGTTGAGTTTCAAGGTCACTTGAATTATTAGGGGTATTTTTCTCTTTTGGCTCTGTCCATTTCCAGATTCCGATTTTTCCATTTTGATATAACGGCTGAAGTTTTTCAAGGGTTTCTCCTTTATAAGTAAATGGCCCATTAGCTTGAATTAGTACGCGGGTACCTTCCCCATCCAATTCAACATGGTTCGGGTCTTCTACTACAAACAGTTCATCACGTCCAAAGGTGTCCCCTTCTTTCGCGATAGGAAGAAGGTTCATGTATTGCTTATAGATTGTTCCATAAGCGATATTTTCGGACATTACAGCGTTCAAAATAGAAACCTGTGTCAATTTAGCGTTGTTTTCTACCAATTTATTAATGGTTTCAATCTGTTCTTTTTGCTCTTTAACTTTTTGATCTCGCTCTTTGGCCTGGATCTTCAGGTTATCAATTTCCTGAACACTTTCAGACAAAGCTTTTTCAGCGTATTCAGATTTAAAATAAGCTTCTTTAGCAAGTTCAATCGCTTCGGCGTCCGGCTTGTTCCGATGATCCCCTGCCACACGCTGGGTAAAACTATCAAAGCCCCCACTGGTTGCATTTAAAGAAATGTCTGTGTGTGTGATTTTTCCATCTTCATCATATACTGGGTATTTCCCTACTACTGCATAAGTCCGCATTATTCAGCTCCTTCTACTTTTAATTCATTGAGTTGGTTTTGAAGCTCTTCCTTTTCTTTTTGAAGGGCTTCAAAATCTGCTTGTAATTCATTTTTAGCTTCCTGAAGTCGTTTATTTTCTTCTTCAAGTTTTTGGGTGTATTCGTGGTAATTTTTTACTCGCGTTTGAAGTGTCGCAATAATTACCGCTTTTTGCCCAATTTCTGAAGCTAGTTCAGCTTGTATATTATTGTAAAAATCTTCGTTCATTGATTTTCCTTTCTTAAATACCAAGTTTGTCAAAGTCCCTTAAAGAGTTAGTGACTGCATTTCTAATAGAACTGTGAAGCGCAATTCTCATACTTTTTCCATTTTGTGGTATAAAATCATCTGTTACGAATCCAGCATTGACAAAGTGTTGTAATGCTGTTTTTAAGGTCCGCAACACCTGCCTAATAAAAATTGCATTTCCGTTATCGTTTAAAAAACCAAAATCCCCGGCCTGTACACTCGTATTTCTTAGGTTCGTTCCGAATGGTAGAATCTTAGGCGCCCCCCAGGTTGTTATATTCCATCCGTAAGGTGGGCTATTTGTTTCTCTGTCGTACTCATAAGAGTGAGTAAATTTGAATCTATCGCCTACGAACGTAACTTTATCCGCGTTATCATGTCCCTCTGTACCAATACCGCGGACAGTATCTACTATCATTCCATTAAATCCCCCTTGGGACCAATTCCGGAAGATATCATTATCGCGACGATCTGCCCCAATAATAACCTTTGAATTAATTCTATGGTAGCCATCTACGCGGATATCGTCGTTTCTAAAAAACATTCCTTGGCTTGACGCCCCCGGCTCTTCCCGGTAAATACCGGTATTATTGTCATGAAATGACAATCTACCATCATTTAGGTTAAATATAGTTTTTCCGTTCATAGCTGAAATCCGTTTTCCTCTAAGCCATTCTACCAAAGCATATTCAATCTTAGCCTTAATAAATTCGGCATTTAAACCGTTGATATTATTAACATTCAGATTAAAAATATTAGCTTGTGAAGCGTCTATTTCCCTAATATGGGCCGTGTCAATTTGGGCGTTACCAATCATTGATTTTTTAATTACGCCATCTTTAATATAGGTTTTTTCTCCGATCGAAAGTAAACCTTCATTAATTTTTATTGATCCGTCCGGGTTCAAATTTAATTGCCCCAGCACGTCCCCGGCGTTGTTTAAATTTCGGATTGAATAGCTATCATTTAGCTGTGTGACTTGTGTCCGTGTAGCTTCTACTGTCTTATCAACTTCTAACGTTGCGTCTTCGGGCGCTGGTTGCCATAGACGATCCGACACACCCTCGTACAAGTCAAATTCGGTTAAGAATACACCCGACCATTTATCTGCCCCGTTGTCAGGGCCGGCATTTTCGATATAAAGATAACCTTCATCAAAATCGCCTGTATTGAATTTGATTGATTTCTTGACAGCCTTGGTAGTATCTAAAATCGGTTTGGTTGATTTATTAAATAGGGTTTCGACTGCTGTATAGTCATTCGTTTGCCCCTTTTTTCGCTTGCGGATAGAAATTTTTAGGTTTTTTGTATTGCCTGAATTAAAACCAAAAAAGTTCAAGATGTAATCAGTGTTTTTTTTCAATAAAAAACGGGGTGAACGCATCCATGAAACCTGTTTGAGCATGAACATGTGTTTTTGTCCATTAAAATAAAACTCATGATCCCAGCGTTCTAGGTTTTGGCCTTCCCAATATTTGAATCCATCATCCGCCCGCGAATTGCGAATCATGTTAGGCCCGCCCGTTGTACTGTATTTCCCGATTTCTACCTGGAACATTTGATTATTTAGAAGCATCCGGGAAATATTATTTGCAATTTGATCCCCAGTGGTCCCGAAAGTTTGGACTAATGTATCAGACGTATGCTTGAAATCACTGTAAGCTGTCTGATTGTCGGAAAGTTGTTTGGTGATCGTCGCATATTGACCATCTAGCCCGTTCTTATAAGTTGCAAATTGTGTTAATTGCCCATCCGTTCGATTGAATTTTTGTTCAATCTCACTGATTTTCTCATTATAAGTATTTTTTGCGACGTAGTTTTTCCCAAATTCAACACGCTCCCGGCTGATACCTTCAGCGGTTTTGGTTTCCAAAAAGCGGTTAAACTTTTCCGACGTTGTCCCGTCAGGGTTGAAGTTCGTAGAAATACTATCTAGTTTAGTTTTCAAGCCTTGCGCTGTTTTCTCAAATTCAGCTTGTGTTTGTGTGATTTCTTTGATCTCATTCGTTTGATCTTCAAAGGCTGGTACCCAATCTGTTTCATTGGTCCCTACTGATAGCATTAGTTTTTCTAATTTAACATTCCCGGAACCATCTGAAATCGTTAAATAACAATCCATTGATTCGATTTCACTTGCATTTTTTCCCTTGTAAGACGGCCACGATAAAATATGTGAGTATTTCCCGTTTTTATCGACGGTTGTATCTATATAATCTTTACCATCAATATCAATCAGCGAATCCCAATGAGTTATTCCATTTTTAAATCGCGTAATTCTTGCTACTTGGAATTTTCTTACTGTTTGATCTGCTGAATAATCAAAAGATACCCTTATTTTTTTATTAGTTTCCCAATTATAAGTGTCTTTTGAAAATTTATAAATTTTCGATCCCTTTGCTGAATTTGCCGGCAAGCCTGTTTCTAACATATAGTTTCTTAAACCGACATTGGTAGTGAATTGTTCTTTCACTCCGTCAATCAGATCAGTTACTTTCTTAAGGCTTGGTTTACCGTCCAAATCCTCCTGGACTTTCTGTTTAAAAGTAGTTAGTTCATTTTTGGCTGTTTGGTTTTGTTGTTTGACCTTTTCGAGTTCGCCTTTGGTTTGTTCAGCTATTTTTTTAGCGTCATTCGCAAGCTTCCCCAGGCCGGATTTACTTAAAGCGTCATTGATCTGTTGTTCAGTCTTTGCGCTTTGTTGGTCCATAGCCTGTTTTAACTCATTGAATTTCTGATCAATCGCTCCCCTTAAACTTACTTCGTTGTAAGTTCTTAAGATTTCTTCCCAAACTTCCCCGGTCCAGCGATACATGATTTTATGGCCTTCATGTTCCGGGTCCGGTTTGTACCAAATATCATTGATCATTACTTTTTTAGGGTATTTCTTCGTAGGATCTTCTACGCTATACCAATTTGTGTTAAAACCGTCAGCCGTCCGGATAAAGTCCGGTAAATTTTCAATAAAGCTATTAAATTCATTGTTGATAAATTCTTCTACTGCTTTATCTGCCACCGCCTGAGCCTTGGAAGACGAACTTTCACCGATCTGATCCCCCAGTTTAATATCACTAGATTGATTATTTAAACGGTTGAAAGTAATTTCAAAAATCCGTGTATCATAGTCTAGTTTTTTATCGTGTCGGACAACTCGGATAGTGTCCCCGATTTTAACACCCCTTAGATAAACGCTTGACGTTTTCAAGGCCAACTGTGGGCGTGCTAAATTAATCAAGGTTTGGTAAGTCAACTTAATCAATTCATTCGGGTTTTCTTCCTCATTAAAATCTGTAAACCCAATCTTAGGCCTCATGGATCCATTTGAATTTTTGATCCCGTAAACCCTGGTCATTTCAGGAATTTCTAGGTATTTTTGGCCTTTAGGCTTATCCAGCGGGTCCCCTTTAGCTTTGGACCATACCACATCTTCAAAGGTGATCTTTCGGCCGTAACCGTCCCCACCTTTACCACTTTCTTCAGCGCTTGAAACTTGTTCACCTTTTCCGCGTCCGATCAAGGCTGTGAAAATGTTGGTCCTTTCTACTTCCTTCAGGATCTCTAGCGCATTATGTCCATAGACTACCCGTTTCCCTACGGCTTCACCAATTTTCTTTTTAAAATCAATGTACCGGGCGCCCAGGCCGTTGCTGTTCATTTCTACAAAAAACTGCATTTCAAGGCCCCAAACCTTACAGATTTTTTTAAGGGCGTCAAATACTGAAGTATAGTAGAAATTCGTGCTGTGGTTTGTGGTGTCAGCGATAAAACGGGCTTGCCAATTCGTCCCCTGTAAGAGTTCATTGATCACCGGTTTGGCTGGTGTATTTTTAGGGCGTTTATCGAATACCGGGGTTTTCCGTAATTCTTCTATACCGGATTGAACACCGGTAAAAGTTGAAATTTCCCCTTTAGTTGCCTTTTGGGCGATATAGAAATAATGAAAAAGGTGTGTATTTTCCATTGACTGAATAGCCATAAATTCCACCTGTTCAAATTCATCATCATTCAGCGCCTTCATTTCAACCGTCAAACGGTCAGAAACGTAGTTATCAGTAGTAAGAGTGTACTTTTGAAGTGCTGACTTGATAGCGTTTTTTCTCACTACTTTGATAAGCTTTTCCTCTTTATCAAATAAATAAATCACGCTCTTTCATCCCTCCAAACTACTTTTTTCACTACTGCATTGACCGCGGTGATTGTGTCACCATTCCGAACTTTAAATAATTCTAGCGGACTGAATCGGTCTAATTCGCTCAAAATATTCCGGCCCCCGTATGTTGCCTTAACTTCATCCGGATCAAAAGAAATTACAATATCTTTGCCGGGGGCATAGTTCCCTGAAAAAGAAATAATTTTTGAACCGTTCACAATCTGCACCCGGTCAGTGGTTTTTGACGGTGTGACTGTGATAGATTCTGGTAACACTTCCACCGCGTCCACCAAAGAAATAGGCCCCGTTGAATTTTGGGGCCGTTTTTTCTTATAACCGTCCGGAATTAATAAACTAAATTTACTAATAATACTTAGGCTAGTTTCTTCAAAACTATCTGCCCCGTTAAAATAACCATAGTAAATATATTCCGGTTCGTCCCGGAAAG